ATCGGATGAAATCCGTCACTGGCACACTGACCCTGTGTCGAAGGGTGGTCGTGGCTGGAAGCAAGTGGGTTACACAGATATGTTCCACCTTGACGGCAAGCGCGAGCGTCTGGTAAAGAACAATGAGGACGCATACGTGGACGGTTGGGAGATTACCAACGGCGTGGCTGGCTACAACAGCGTGAGCCGTCACATCGTCTATGTCGGAGGCTGTGCGGCTAATAACCATAAGCGCAAAGCAGATACGCGCACGGAAGCTCAGCGCAAGGCCATGAAGGACTACGTGCTGAACTTCCACAAGCGTTTCCCCTCTGTTAAGATTGTGGGGCACAACCAGCTGGCAGCAAAGGACTGTCCGTGTTTCAGTGTTCCCGCATGGCTTAAGGAAATAGGAATCAAGTAATATCAAATCTGGATATGGAGTGGAGCGAAATTCTCAATGTAATATTCGGCACCGGGCTCGTAGCCACGATCGTCGGTCTGTTCAGCATCCGCAGTGAGCTAAAGAAAGCCCGTGCGGAGGCCGAGAAGGCTATGGCCGAGGCCGACACGGTGAAGATTACGAACACAGAGAATGCTACCAGGATATTGATTCAGAACATTGTAGAACCTCTTAGAGAAGAATTAGATGCGACAAGAAGAGACCTTAACGCGACCAAGCGCGAAATGGCCCGTTTCCGTAAGGCAGTCGAAGCGATACCCCTTTGCCCTTATCATGCTGGTTGCCCTGTGCTTGACGAGTTGCAGGACGTCGCGGATTCTGGTTTCCCCAGAAAGGACGGACAGCATCAGGAGCACATCGTCGGTGGAAATAGAAAGCCGAAGCGTCATAGAGCCAGCCCGCTTAGACACAGCGGCAGAGCTGCAAATCACACAGGCGCAAATCGACAGTCTGCCAGCGGGTGCAGAGTACAGTGTACAGACGTCTCAGGCGAGGGCTTCGCTGAGGAAACAAGCCAGCGGGGGGATGACTTTGAGCGCCCAGGGCATCAGCCCGGCGAAGGTGACGACCACGACGAAGGCGAAGTCTGAGGCGGATGCCAAGGGAGCGGAGAACTATAAGCCTCCCGAAGTGCATTTAAAAGCCGATAAAGAGACAAACAAATGGTATCAGGACGGTTTTGTCATAGGAACCCTGCTGTTTGCCATTCTCTCAATAACAGCCGTAGTATGGGCTGGAAGAAAGAATTAAATGTAACACAATAAAAAAGAAAGAAAATGGGAAAATACAGAGACGGAACAGACCTTATCCTGTCAGTAGGCGGTAATGCCCTCGGTCACTCTACAGAGTGTAAGATCTCCTATAAGGCTGAGACTGGTACGCGTAAGACCAAGGAGGCCGCTGCCGGTAAATGGGATGAGAAGTATGTGAAAAGCCTTGGCTGTACTGTGACAGCAAGCGGATTCGTGGTTGACGATGATGACACGAACAACAAGCCGAATATTGACACGCTCCGCACGGCATTCAAGACTGCCCAGCCAATATCCGCTTCTTGGGCTTACAGAGAAGGTGGCGATATTGACAGTGGCCAGTTCATTATTACCTCTCTCGAGCATGAGGGCAAGGCTGGTGACGATGAGACCTATTCAATCACGTTGGAGAACTCCGGTGCTGTTGGCACCGCTAGTGCAAATGCACAGGGCTAAGGCAAGATGAAGAACGTTTCTATCACTATTAATGCGAGCGACGGCAAGACATATCCATGCCGTGTGACCTTGGGGGCCATGCGCCGTTTCAAACAAGAGACTGGTAAGGATGCTGAAAACATCGTTGGTGTGGATGATCTGGCTGTTTTCATCTGGTGCTGCTGCATGTCTGCATGTAAGGCTGATGGTGTGGAGTTTAGTGTCTCATTGGATGATTTCTGCGACCTCGTAGATATTTCTACGCTCAGCGCTTTTAACGAGGCTATTGCACCCGACGAAAAAAAAACGAAGAAATAGGTGAACGCGTCAGTATCGACGAACTCTTAGGCATTGCGGTGGGGCGCATGGGGATGAGCCTACAGGACTTTGACCAATGCGCCCCACTTGAATTTGAGAAGATCTTTGAAATGTGGCATAATTCCCAGGAGATGGCTTTCAGGACCGGATGGGAACAAATACGGAATCTTGCTGTCTGCATACTCCAACCTTACGCAGAAAAGATACTGGATCCACGCGACGTGATGGAATTTGAGTGGGACCAGCCTGAAAAGAGGACACCCGCAAAGAAGACCCGCGAGGAACGTGAGGCAGAAAAGCGCCACTATGAAGAGGTTAAGAAAGCAAGGGGGCTGACCTAACACCTGTTGCCCGTTCTTGCCTTGTGAGGACTTGGCAGGACACAGGCAATGATAAAGGACAGAGAAACCAAGATGCCCCAGAAAAACATAGCATGATAGCCCTTCATGAAATAGCTGATGGCCATTCCAATCAGGCTGACAGGTAACAGAACCAGTGCCACAGATATGATTATCTCTTTCAATTTCATATAGTAAGCATCATATTTCGGTGCAAAGATAATAAAAAAATGACAAACCAGGTAACTTTTCAGATAAAAATTGAGACTGTTGGCGGCGAAAACGTGAAAAACGTGACGATGGACGCCGAGGAACTGGGCAGGGTTGTCAAGGAAGTAACCGATGAGCAGGAAAAGCTCAATACCAAGTTGCTTGACATCAACCAGGCACAGCAGGCCATCGAGAATGTCACCTCAGGTATCAGCCAGATTGCTTCTGAAGTCTCAAAATACGCTTCTGCCTATTCAGTCCAGGAAACGGCAGGAAGAAAAGTTGCACAGGTTATGCAGAATACGATGAACGCCACAGAGGCGGAAATCGAAAGTATCTATAAGCTATGTGAGGCCCAGCAAGAATTGGGTGTTATCGGTGATGAGGTGCAGATGGCCGGTGCTCAGGAGTTAGCCACATACCTTGAAAAGAAATCCAGTCTGGAGAAACTGATTCCTGTTATGAATGATATGCTTGCCCAACAGTACGGACTGGAGGCAAGCCAGGAGAGTGCTGCCACTATTGCCACTATGCTTGGCAAGGTGATGGAGGGCCAGACTCAGGCTCTGAGCCGATACGGCTACTCTTTCGACGAAACGCAGGAAAAGGTACTAAAATTCGGTACTGAAGAAGAACGTGCTGCCGTTCTGGCGGAAGTCGTAAGCCAGAGTGTGGGTGGCATGAACGCTGCACTGGCGCAGACGGATGCCGGAAATTCCAAGAAGGTTGCCGATGCAATAGACGACATCAAAGAGGTGGTAGGTGCCTGTATGGTACGCTTGCAGCCGTTCGTATCGACTATAGACGAAATCGGTATGGGCGTACAGGGCATTATGAGCGTCTATCAAGGTGTAAGAGGTTTGACCGTCGGCATTACTTCGCTTACAATTGTGCAGCGGGGTTGGAATACGGTAACTGTCACATCTACCGCCGTCGTGCGTACCCTTACCACCGTTATGCGAGGTGGCACGGTAGCGGCTACAACTCTGAGAGTAGCCATCCGAGGGCTTATGATTGCTACCGGTGTAGGTGCAGCCATAACGGTGCTGACTATGGCCATCGAGGCATTTGCGTCATCAAGTGACAAGGCCACGACAGCATCAGAGGATTTTTCCAAGGCACAAAACGATGAGACGACCCAGCTCCAGCAGACACGGGCCGCCCTCGAAATCAACATAGCAAAACTAAAGGACTTCCACGGATCCAAGGAGCAAGAAAAGAAGATCGTGGAGGAAATGAACAATACCTACGGCAAGACAATGGGGTATTTTTCAAGCGTTGCTGAATGGTATAATGCCCTTATCAAGAATAGTGATGCCTATTGCCGCCAGATGGTCATTGAGGCAAGGACCAGGATGCTGGCTAACCAGATTGCTGAGAAGGAGCAGAAAATGCACGATCTCAGATACGACGAAACGGGCAAGGCCAGACAATACAGCAAGCAGCGCGAGAAAAGGACTGTTGCCCATGTCGAGGACACCGGTCTCTATGGCGAGGGGAATGTGACTTATGAAAGGGTCGAGGTCGAAGGCACAAGCGACCTCGAGAAAGCAACCGTCGCATATAGAGAGGAACAGAAGGCTGTGGCAGGCTTGCAGAAGCAGTTGAAGGAACTTGTCAATGAAGCCTCAAATATAAAGATGCCGGTTCTTGGTGCCTCCATTCGCCCTACCGGCGGAACCAGCGGCAAGGACAGAGGTGATGGCAAAAAGACACCAGCTGCTGAAGGAAGTATCAATCGATATAAGGAACTGCTGGCAGACCTCCGCAATCAGATTGAGGAAACCGGGGACGCTGACCTGGCCACTAATTTACAGAAACAGTATGAAGCCCTTGAAGCGGAGTTCAAGGCCCACAAGATAAAGATCGGGTTGGAAAAGCCAGAGCCCCAGGAGACCAAGGCCTATATGGACTCCCTCAGGGAGCAGTTGGCGGCAGCCCAGAAGAATTTCGACAATGCCGCCACTGTAGAGGCAAGGGTGGAAGCTATTGCCAAGGTTGACGAGATTCAGGCCAAGATCAACGAAGCCACCCATGGGAAGGTGACTATCGAAGCAGAAACCGAAATGACCTATGTCACTCTGGGCAGTACAGAGGACAAACGACAAAGTGCCCAGAATGCCCAGGCAAAGGTAAGCCGCATCCAGCAGGATTTTGAAATCGGGCTGATAGGAAAGGAAGAGGCAGAAAAAGGAATTGAGGGCATCAATGGCCAACTGCAAAAACTTGGATTAAAACCCATCAACGTCAAGTTCAAGACCGACGGTATGCGCCAGGTCGAGGAACGTCTGAATGGGGCCCGTGACAGTGTCAAGCAGTTGGGCGGCAGCCTTGCCGGGCTCGGTGAGGCTATCGGTGTTCCGGAACTGAATATCGCAGGTACGATGGCACAGGCCATTGCTACGATGGTATCTGGTTATGCCACCGCAACCACCCAAGCGGCATCCCTTGGTCCTTGGGCATGGATTGCCTTTGCCGCCCTCGGACTTGCCCAGTTGACAGCGATGATAACGAGCGTGAAGGATGTGGCGAAGTTTGCCGACGGTGGCGTAGCCTATGGACCGACGCTTGGCCTTTTCGGTGAATATGCCAACGCCGCCACCAATCCCGAAGTCGTGGCACCATTGGATAAACTGCGCGGCATCCTTGGTGTGGAAGGCGGTGGCGGTCAAGTCGATATTAAGTTAAGGATGAGAGGGCGCGACCTCGTTGGCGTGTCGAGTAAGAGAACCAAACTTGTTCGCAGATCATGAGTATGCAGACGATATATATGGGTGAGTTCGTGAGCCGCTGTGATGACTCACGTTGGCGCGTGTCGATCCTGCAAGAGCAGGGGGCTGTTTCGTCTGTCATCGGCCAACTGGAGTTCCCCGGAGAAGAACCCCTTTTGATAGAATGGCCCGAGACTTCAAAAGAGGACGTAATCTGTGGAAGCACGGCCACCCTAAAAATCATCAGCCCTGGCGACCGCACCTTTGCCGGGTTATATACAATCCAAGCCGGGAACATTGGCGTAAGGATAGAAAAGGACGGTAACCTGTATTGGATGGGTACTCTCGATCCTGAGTTTTACGAGGAACCCTACACGGCCAATGAGGATTATGAGGTCATGCTGACATTCAGCGACTTCGGGATTTTTGAGCGCCTGACCTACAATCTCGCCGGCATGCAGACACTGGAGGCCATAGTCATGGACGCGCTCAGCCGTGCCAAGATTACCGAGATATTACGTCAGGACTGGATCAGCACACAGTCGCCAAACAGCAGCGGGAGAATGGGGCTGTCGGACCTGAGCGTAAGAAGCGAGAACTTCATTGATGAAGATGGTGAGGTAAGTAATATGAAGGAAGTGCTGGAGGGAATCTTGCAGCCCCTTGGCATCCGTATGATCCAGCGTGGTGGCAAAGTGTGGGTTTATGACCTCAACGGCATCTATGGCGCAAGCGTTGAAAAAATCGAATGGCACGATGATGACCAGATGATGGGTGTCGATAAGGTGGCTAATAATGTCAAGATTTCCTTTTCCCCTTATGCGTCGTCAGAACTGATCAATGGCGAGATAGAATTTGGGGGTGAGTATTCTGTGGAGAATGTAAATCTTGTGGCAGACCCAGGGGCAAGTTATTACTCATATTACCCAGATTACAGTGACGAACACCGCCAAGGCAGTAACTGGGACTATAACCTCATCAACTTTACCATATTCCTGAGTAACAGCGGCAAGGGGCTGGCCTATGTAAACAGTAGTGCCAGATGGTTTCATATTCTGCCCGTTGTAGGCGGTCCGTCGGAATGTGATGGAATTGCCTGGGGTTTTTACTCAGGCGGTCACGGCCCGATTGACGAATACCATCACTGGCCTAAAAGTATATTGAACACCATCGGCAAGATCAGTGGCACAGAGGTTATGAGAACTAACCGCGTATTCCTCCCTAAGCTGTCAAGTGATGACATGAAGAAATACCGTGTGAGACTATCCCTTGAAATGCTGATGGATGCCAGATATAATCCTTTTACCGATGCCAATGACGGTAACGAGGAAGGAAACTACAATGGCGTTAAAGTTTGGACTGGATGGGCGTTTGTTCCTGTGGCAGTAACCATGTATGATGATAATGGCGCAGCCATCTGCCATTACGTCAACAGTAACATAGCAAGAAGCGCTTCTGTGGGGCATCTTGGATATGCCGTAGGCAGTTGGGAACCTGGTGCTGGAAGTTTCGGGGACGCCTTCTTGGAATACTATGACCCCAGCGATTTAAAGGATAGTGCCGGAATCCAGGGCTGGAAAGCGAATAGACACTGCATCGGGCGGCCTGGAACTGCAGAACCTATGTTTGGAATTATAATAAGAGAGGCGGTCCTCTATGACAGTTTCAAGCAGATGGCCGATGGCGAATACATGCCCTATCCGCCCAATGGCGGTTATCTGGAGGTTAAGGTGTTTGCTGGCGTTAATTGCTATGACTATGGAGAAACCGGTGATTTCAATACGACACAGCGGTGGGATGACAAGAATTTGTACAGCAAAATCCGCTGGCTGCTATACAAGGCGCCAAAAGTAGAACTTGTAAAGAATAACCTGTCTTTTGAATCTGAGGAACTTGACGATGTGGAATATAAGGGATATATCAACAGAGACGCCAAGGAAGAGATTTCCCTTGATACCATCTGTGGAACTTCCAGTAAGATTGCCCCAACAGCAAAAGGTATGTATTACCGCTCTTCCGATGGCCTGCAGATAAAGCAGATGACCCGTCAGGGACGTACAAATCTGGTGGAAAAGCTTCTGATTGGTACATTGTACAGCCAGTTTGCCACCCGGCACACGAAACTGTCAGGTACGGCATTCTTGATGAAGGGTGACTTAAAACTATATAGGGACGCTATGCAGAGCGGTAAAAAGTTTCTTATGCTGGCAGACCTCCAAGACGTTGACGCTGGAACGAGCGAAATGTCTGTGGTGGAACTTACCCAGGATGAGTATGATGCCATTGAATATGAAGGTGATTGAAACGACATTAAAAAAGTATTAGAATGGCAAAACAATATATATCCGTTGAAAGGACACTCAGTCCCCGTCCAAGATCGAAACGCAGACGCGAGACAGGAGAGGGCGGCAGCAGCGGCAATATTACCGTTGTTCAGAATGGCGGTGGTAGCAGTTCTGCCTCTGTCAGCGGCGACGGCCACACCCATGACAATAAGAGCACACTTGATAAGCTGGGGATTGATGGTGAGGGTTATGTGACTGTAACGGACTGGCAAGAGAACGGAGACGGTGACCTGGAAAAAACCACCTTCAAATCCAAGGCTGGGTATGCTGACAAAGCCGGAACCGCCGGCAAGGCCACCGTTGCCCAGAACTTGGCAGAAGACTCAACGGACTGGCAGACTATAGACGATAAGATTGCAGCCCAAAACAGAGCGAACGAGAACAAGTTCCTTCGCAAGGACCAGAGTGACGAAACGCCGTATAATCTTGGCATCGGTCAGAATCTTACCGTAGGTGGGGATGCAACTATAGGTGGCAAACTTACGACGGATGATCTGGAGGCTGACGATGCAGAAGTAAACAATGATCTTACCGTAGGGCATGATGCTACCATTGGCGGCAAGCTCACTACGGATGATCTGGAGGCCGACGATGCGATAGTAAATGATAACCTTAGCGTCGGCAATAATTTGGGTATTGGTGGTAATGCCTCAGTATTGGGTAAGACCACCACCCACGAACTTGACACGGGCGATGCTGTTTTCAGGAACCGAGCATCAAGCCTGGACTTTATCAGCGGCTTTGTCGCCGGTACTGGCTGGGGTATCACTAAGGAGCAGATAGAAAATGCCCTTGGCGTGTTGGAAACGAAATACCATCTGGAGATTGATAAACTGACTGTCAGGGGGCAGATGCGTGTCTATGAAATGATCATCAGTCAGCTACTTGGCGAGAATGACAACCGTGTGTTTACGGCCATGATGGAGGTTGACCATTACGATGCCGCTACCGGGCGTGTATATTTCGACAACAAGGGCGGGCGTCTTTACAACCCGTTCCGCCATGATGACTATATCAAGGTACAGCAGTACAACCCGGCTGCCAGTAACGGCTATGTCATCAAGAGTTATGAGCTTCTGATTGACGGCATATATAGCGGCTATGAGAATGGTGAGCGCGTGGACTGGGTGACGTTCAGGAACTTTAGCCCGTCAACAGATCTGCCATCAGAGGTTATCGCTGAGGGTGATACATTCACGCGCTGGGACAATAAGACCGATGCTGAGCGCAAGGGTCTAATCAGCATAACTACTGTAGGGCCTCAGACCCCATATATTGACATCATGCACGGTGCCAAGACAGATCCGGACAACGCCCTGAAGGGACGCATTGGCAATCTGTCGGGCATCAGGCACCATCTTTTCGGTTGGCTGGACGGCTTTGGTGAGTATCTGATCAACCTTTATGCCGTAGGTGATTTCCGCCTGCGCAATACTGGCGAAAGCATTGATGCGAAGATTGAGGCTTTGCGCGGTTTGATGAGCACGAACTATGCCCAGACCGTGTATGACATCACCGAGGATGGCAACTACCTAAAGAACGCGACATTTGCCAGTATGGACGGTAACGGGAACTTCCGCCACTGGGCAATTTCAGCGGACAATGTGGTGTTTTACACCTTGGCCGGGCTCCCCTTGTATGAGAACACGGCGCTGATGGGCAACGTGGCGAGAGTGGCAAGGCTTGTCGAGATGGATGGTAAGAAGGTGCTGCACATTGTCAATAACACCTTAACACAAGCCAATGCCGACATCAAGAAACCTGGCACTCACAAGGTATATCAGGAGCCTACGACAGAAACCACAGAGAACTATACGACAGAAAAGGATAAGCTGTACCTGGGCATTAAGATGAAAGTCGTCAAGAGCGGACGCCTGACAATCGGTTTCCCCGCTTCTGAGAGTGTTGGGGGTAGTTTGCCAAAGGTGGCATTAGATGTCGAGAAAAGCAATGATTGGCAAATCTTGGAATGGGATGGCACATGGGACGGGACTGGTGATTTCGTGATGGGATTCACAGGGGAGGCATATTTCTCCTTATTGTCACTGACAGACGAACCGCTTGATGAATTCAAGAAAGAATATAATACCCAGATCATTCAAACGGCCAAGAATATCACTCTGACGGCCAGCAGGGTCACGGCGACAGAAACGAGCATTGCCCAACTCCAGATAACGGCCGACGGCATTTCCGCTTCCGTTACTGCATTGCGCCGGGATATGGAGGGCGCTGATCAGCAGTTATCATCAAGGATTACCCAGACGGCAACGGACATTACGGCTGCTGTTTCCAGGATCTCAGCGAATGAAAGTGCCATTGCCCAGCTCCAGATAACGGCTGACGGCATTTCTGCTTCTGTCACGGCATTGCGCCAGGACATGGAAGGTGCCGATCAGCAACTGTCTTCAAGGATTACCCAGACGGCAACGGACATTACGGCTGCCGTTTCCAGGATCTCAGCGAATGAGAGTGCCATTGCCCAGCTCCAGATAACTGCTGATGGCCTCAGTGCAACTGTAGAGAGTAATTACACAACGCTTGTCAATAACATTTCAGACATCAATGATGACTTAGACGGCATCAATGGTGACATCGTCAGCATAACGACCCGCGTAGGCTCTTTGGAGGTGACGGCGAGTAATATAACAGCCCGCGTAAGCTCAGTAGAAACAACGGTTGTACAACATGGTACGGCCATCGACGGAATCAACGATGATATAGATGGCATCAGTGGCGACATCGTCAGCATAACGACCCGCGTAGGCTCCTTGGAGGTGACGGCGAGTAATATAACAGCCCGCGTGAGCTCAGTTGAAACAACGGTTGTACAACACGGCACGGCCATCACTAATATCAACGGTGACATTTCAGACATCAACGGTGACATTTCAGACATCAATGATGATCTCGTGAGTATTACGACCCGCGTAGGTGAATTAGAGGTGACAGACTCAAACATTACAGCTCGTGTTAGTTCTGTAGAGACAACGGTAAGACAGCATGGCACTTCTATCACCAATATTAACGGCGATATTTCTGACATCAACGATGATATAGATGGCATCAGTGGCGACATCGTCAGCATTACGACCCGCGTAGGCTCTTTGGAGGTAACGGCTAACAGTATTACCTCACGAGTAACTTCCGTCGAATCTACGGTAAGTGACCAAGGAGATGATATTTCTGCATTACAAACAGGGCTTGGCTCTGCAAACACAAATATTTCAAGCATTACAACCCGTGTCGGCAATCTTGAAACAAGGGCAGACAGTATCACGGCAGCAGTCAACAGTCATACCAGTAGCATTAACGGCCTGACTTCTGACATATCCAGCCTTAGGATTACATCTACTGAGATGGTAAGCAAAGTGACCAAGTATATATCAGGATCAAATATCATGCCGGGCATCGGAACTGGGGAGGACTGGACGTATCAGGGCGGCAAATATACTTCGGGGAGTTATGAGTACGAAGCCGGATCCCTAACGTTTGACAGCAGCACCCCAGGACGATATGAGTTCAGACTTAATGCCCGTTACTATGGAAACGGCGATTTTGGCGACGCAAAGCTGATCAGTCCCATTGTGGCCGTAAAGAGTGGTACATACTATACCCTGTCATTCACCTTGTTTATGTATGGTACCAATAATGCCGACTGGAGCCATTACAAGACCTATAATGAGGTTGCCGCGCAGATAAGGTCATATATTGAGATATATGGTGCAACCAATAGTGCCAGTCTGGAGGCTCTGACTTCTAACTATTTGATAGATCTTCCTGGCGGCAGTGCATTGTACCGCCACGACAGAGTATCGGAATTTGACGATGGATCATACCTGCGTTATAAGATAACATTCCGGACAGTCAACAGTAGCGGTACATATTGCAATTTCCTCCGGATGATTTTCTATAACAGGCAATGGCAGTCTGACGGGTCATCGTATGGCTATATGAGAATCTCCAACATTCAACTGGAGGTTGGCCAGGATGCAACAGTATTCAATACCCCGACGGCGCAAGCCCAAAGCCTTATCAAACAGACCGCTGACAGTCTGGTATTGTCAGCCAGTCATATAAGGTTGGAGGGAATTATCACCGCGAACAATGGTTTTAAGATAGATCAGGACGGGTCGCTTACAGCTAATGCTGCAACTTTCAACTTGTGCACCTTCAAAGGAACTGTCAGATCCCCATTTGTAACCAATAATTCATCGTACTCCATTGTTTGGGATGGTAATACTTACGAGCAGACATCACAAGAGGCCACATACGACAACCTGATAAATAATTCCGGCTATCACAATATTCCATTTGGTGTAGAACAATCCGGGCGAACCCTAACGATTGCACATTGGGAAGGTAATACAGGTAGCGTTACTTATAATGCAGACAGCGGTTATTTTTTCTATGAGGATGGCGTCAAGAAAACATCTATCACCATTTCCCGTGAGCTTGTAGTGCTAAAGGGGTACGGCACATCGAGCAGGTTTCTCGGATGGATAGTTGTATCTCGCACAGACCTATACACGACAAAGGCATACGGGCGTTATGCGAGAGTACTGGCTATGGGTAAGGTAAACTTTTCATCGAGCAACACGGCGTACTCTATGGGAACGTATCAATGCTATGACCTGACGAGTATTTCCGTAACAAGGCTTTCACAGGGTAAGGTGCAGGTAACTATCCCGACAGCATGGAACGTAGAGAGCGGCAAACTGGTTGCAATGGTTAATGCTTGCAGTGATGAGGGTGGCTCAGACGGTGCAGGTCCAGTATATGCAGGAATATCGAAGTATGTGGAAACGAGCGGAAAGGTAACTGGGTTTGTTGTCAATCTTGGTGACGATTCATCAAGAAACGATTCAAGTTTCCAGTTTGTCTTGTTCAATATAGGTGACTGGGATCTGGTAACAGGAGTTAGCGCACGCGGCTCATAATTCATAAACAAATAAAACTATGGCAGAAAAAACAGAAAAAGAGAAGACGAAAGTCTATGATTTCTCCGCTATCATGGTGGAGAGTGAGTTTGACAAGTTCCAAGAGGTGGACACGTCAAAGAACGTGGGTAATATCATCCACAAGAATACCGATGATCTCGGTATCGATGAAATTGCCCGCCAGATCTACAAAGAGGGCAAGGTTGAAATGACAGATTTTCAAGCAAAAGTTGTCCTGGCAATCTTAATGAACAGTAACCTTCTGGCATTTGTCAAGGAAGGCATCAAAAAGTTATTCACAATTTAAATCAAAACAACTATGGCATTAAACAAAGTTTCCGCAAATTCTACGGAGAAGTTCGAGAACAATTTGGGCTCTACGCTGGTTATGAACACTACCAAGACCACGACAAAGAGCAATGTGACAATCCATTCGCGCGTAAAGAAAGGGGATGAGGAAGTTGGTACCATCAGCTATGAAAGCGATGGTGGCTACTTGATTGTTGACATCAAGAAGTTCAAGACCCTGTCTAAGTCTGAGGCGCAGAGCATTCTGGCCGCTGCATCTGAGGACATCGTCGGTGAGGTCTATGCTGATGAGGAAGATAATTCCGAGGCTGCTGAAACCGTAGAGTAAAACGTTTGGCGTATGTATCAGACGAACCAAGCAGAAAACGAGGCGTTCTTTGCAGAGATAATGCCTGCGTTCCTCGAATATGTGAGACAACATTCTGCCACTGTCGAGGGAGTTGAGCTGGCAACATCGTTGCAGGGGATTTCCTCGATGCAATGCCTTCAGGAACTTGGGGGTGTCGTAAAGGTTGTGCGTGTTCCTCTGAGCATGATGACCTACAACGTCCAAGAGGCAGAGCAAAGAGCGAATGAAGCCGCTGACGCAGCCGATATGGCTGCTGGCAGGGCTAACACAGCTGCTGCCAATGCCAACGATAAGGCGGCATTGGCAACGGCTGCAGTCCTGGATATTGCGACGGAAAAGGCAGCAGCTACAGCAGCAGCCCAGAATGCCAACAGCAAGGCTGATCTCGCAAACTCCATCTATCAGACCGTTAAGGCTTGGTATGAAAGTATTAACCCTGCATGGTCCACCTGGTTTACTGCCACGCAGTCAGATTGGACTACGTGGTTTAATGCCAGGAAAGCGGAGTGGCCGGAATGGTATAACGGCATAAAGTCAGCCTATGAAACATGGGTGGCCGCTGCCCAACAGGCTGAAACAGCGAGACAGACGGCAGAGGCAACCCGTCAGGGCAACGAATCTACCCGGCAGACGCAAGAGACAACCCGACAGGGAAACGAAACGACCCGCCAGGGGAATGAGACTACCAGGCAGAATAACGAGTCAACCCGTGTAGGCAATGAGACTACCAGGCAGAATAACGAGTCAACGCGCCAGACGCAGGAGGGAACCAGGGAAAACAACGAGAGTTCCCGACAGTCAGCGGAGCGAAGCCGTGCTGCTGCTGAGAATGAGCGTGAGGATGCTGAGGATGAACGTGTCGAAGAGTTTTCCAGACTTAAGACCGAGAGCCAGGCAGCAACCTCTTCTGCCAACAATGCCGCATTAGCGGCCAACACACAAGCGGGCAGAGCTGCACAGGCGGCAGAAAACGCCAACGCAGAGGCCCAAAACCTTAGCGGGCTGAAAACCGACTGTCTAAATGCTACTGGTGCCGCACAGTCAGCAGCTCAGAACGCAGGCGAAAAAATGACGGAGATTGATGCTCTTGTCAAGACTATCAACGGCGAAAGTTCTGCGGCTCCTGTAAGAATGACCGTCAGCGTTCTTGATACTATCAGCACCAAGAACAAAGAGCAGCAACGTGTCAAGGTGCAGCTCTATCCTACTTATGTCATGCAGAATGTCCTTTACCAGAAGGTATCTGGATCATCTGTTATGGTTAACCCGTCAGGCGTTATTATTGTGACAGGAACCGGCGAGAGCGTTTTTTGGATTATCCCACCGCAGAACACAGAGCTTTGGCAACAGGTGAGTGTGACGGTAAGAGGTCCACGCGTCCGTTTGTCGCGCTCAGGCAAGATGCGCCTGAATGGTGGAAGAATAAGAATTGTATAACATTTAAAAAGCAATAAAATGGCATTTACAGAAGCGGAAGAAACCGAACTGCGGGCAATTATTACCGCATTTGATGACGGGCAGCAGGTCGATGATCTGCCTCGTGGCACAAGCGACGTTTCCGATAAGAGTATTGAAGTGTTCAACTCCAAGACGGGACAGAGCGAACAGATGCCGCTTAAAGAGGCGGTTAATATGGCCAATGCCCCTTATTTCGAGCGTGTGTGGAATACGGCGGTTAGCACCCCGTTGGCTGCTGCATGGGGCGGCAGTCTCAGTATGGGCCAGAACTTGCCGGACATTCTCAAACTTGGCGGTTATCTGGTAAAGAATGACCACAGCCGCCGGAAACTGGATCCGACAAACCACTACAGGTTTGAGAACGGTGAGACAGCCAAACTCGACGGATCTATGGGACACTACCAATGGGGCTGGGGTGTGAAGTGGTACTTTGCCAAATGGCTTGCCGGTGGTTTGTTCCATGAGGCTATTAGCTTGAGCCCTATCGCGGGACAATATAACTATGTGATTCCTGTCGGCTCATTGTCTGCACACGGCTTTGCAAGCCTGGAGAGAAGCACCAGCACACTTGTTAGTTACATCAACGACGATCCGGACTACAGGGGTGGTGACAACCAGAGTTCCTGGGATGGCACATACCGCGATCTTTGCGGAAAGGCTGTTACCTCCATAACATGTGAGGCTATGCGTGCAGCGGCACGTAGGAATGGCACTGGCTGGCTTTGCGGAACCATGCGCCATAGTGCAGCGGTGAAGATCCTCTTTGAGGTTATCTTTGGCACACGTGACATTCAGGCAGCCTATAATGCAAACCGTGACAGTGATGGTCTGTATCAGGGCGGCCTTGGCAGCGGTGTTTCAACCTGGAATGGTAATTGGAACACATATAATGGCTACCGCCCATTCCTGCCCACAAGCGTAGGCGTTGAGCTGGGCGACTCTTGCGGCGTCGTCAACTATGAAGTAAAGGATGAAAGCAATAATGTCGTTTACACGGCACCCGTGCCTGTGTTCTTCGGTCTGAAGAATGCCTTTGCCTATCTCTGGCGGCACCAGGACGATGAATTTGGAAAGGCAAATGCCGACGGTACGATGACGCATCTTGTGGCACCTTCAATCTATGGCACATGGACTATTGGCGTCGAAACCGGCATGGTTGCATATTCGACGATGCCAACCGGCGGCGGTTACATAAAGTCGATGTCATACGATCATCTTGAAATGTGGCCGACGGAATTTGGGGCAACGGCTTCAACTTGGCAATGCGACTATGGCTGGAATACCAGTGGCGTTACTTCTGGCTTCCGTCTGGTGCTGCGTGGGTGTGCTGCGTACCACGGTGCCGATGCGGGGTCTGCTGGTGTCAGCGTGCTCGGTGCTGTCTCGCACTCCGTTGTGAACATCGGGTCGCCTCTCTGCGAAGCAGAAGAGGAGTGGCCAGTGGAGCCAACGTATGCACAAGCGGCCTAAAGGGGGCAATAGTGGCCTTTGGTGGTCATGGGAAACAAAAGAACCCGTGGCCGTCAGGCCACCCCCTATAACAACCGCGAAGCGGTTTTTTTATATGGCGATCTTTGACTTTTTTCCATATTTTATCTAATAATCGGTAGAAATTCAGTACCTTTGCACCCCGAAAAGGCTGCCGTGCCTCTGATTCGGTGTTCTGGCTTCCGTCTGGTGCTGCGTGGGTGTAATGCGAACAACGGTGCCAATGCGGGGTCTGCTGATGTCAACGTGAACAATGCTGTCTCGAACTCCAATGTGAACATCGGGTCGCCTCTCAACTTTTACAATGGTATGAGGCGCGGGGCCCCGCCCCAAGGCGAAAAATAAACTCAGGTGGAAGTGTTAGTAGATTGGTATATTCCAAGCCGAAACCTCCGAAGCCAAAGAAGAAAGCAGACAGGACACTGCATGACACCGATTAGACACCGAAATGAAACGAAGAGGCTTTATTTCCCCTCTCATCGAGACGAAGCCAAACTTTGAAGCGGCCTTCGATGGGTTTGCGGACGGCAAGCATAAACGTGCAGCCGTCCGCAAATTTGAAGCCGAACTTGATGCTAACCTTAACAGACTTCTGGAGGCATATACGTCAGGATCCTGGATTACCTCAGACTACACAGACGACATTATTCATGAGCACAAAATAAGAATCATCAGTAAGGTCCCTGTTGAAGATCATGTGATCCAGTGGGCAGCCTGTATGCACGTGGAGCCGCTTCTTTGCGGCACATATATCCGGCGAAGTTGCTCATGTGTCAAAGGGCGCGGTACCCATGACTTTATGAAATTGCTGAGAAATGATCTCGGGCGCAATTATCTGGGAACTTACTATTTCGTTCAACTTGATGCACACCACTATTTTCAGCATATATTACACCAGCTGATGAAGGATCGCATCAGGACAAAGATAAAAGATCCGAAACTGCTGGCCTTTCTCGATGAGTTTATTGACAGTTACTATCAAGGATTGCCGCTTGGTGTGAAACTATCCCAGATTCTTGCAAATTTCTTTCTGGCAAAGTTCGACCATGATGTGATACGTATATTCGACATCGCCAAAGATCCTGAGAAAATGGCCTACTGGCGTAGCCGATACGTAACAGACTGTTTCCTGACGTGCCGGACGGAGGCGCAGGCCTCAGAACTGGCTAAAGGGGTTGAATATCTTAACCGGAAATTCGATAGGTTTGTTTCAGAAGGTCTGAATGACCGATACCAGAGGTTTGCCGACAATATGGTGACAGAGCATGAGGACAAATGCTTTCTGCACCTTGTAACCGAAATGCAGATTATGGTACTGGCACGTGACTATTACATCGAGGTTAACAAGAACTGGAACGTCAGGCCCGTCTATGATGGCGGCATCGATGTCTGCGGCTATGTCTTCTTTCACGATACCCTACAGCTCAGGAAACGCAACAAGCAAGCCCTGTGCAGGGAAGTGGCCAAGTGCAAGAAAAAGGGGCTTGGCCCAGAAGAAACACGCCTGAAGTGTGCAAGTCGTATCGGCTTTGCCTCACATGCTGACACTAATAATTTATTACGTAAATTAGATATTAATATGGAGAAAAGACTTGGAACGGTCATTAAGAACCGTAAGGTGAACATTCCTTTTAAGGGAATGCGTTACGATCAGAAACGTACGTTTTCAGAGATCGTATGCAAAGACGGGCAGGACGAAACGCCCTACAAGATTCTGCTGGTGGACTTCATCGAGGATGACAGCACCATCGAGAAGGAAACAGTATTAGTACAAGTTCCTGACGGCAACGGAGGAACAAAAACGGAACAGCAGACACGCCCAAAGAAACGACTTGCCATCCGTTACAAGCGGATTACAAACACTAAGGTATCTGTGAATGACGAAGGCGAGGACGTTGAGACCTACGAGTTTGAGCCGGAGATTGACAAAAAGACTGGTCAGCCAACAGGCAGGGATGCAGAATGGTACTCTTATTCCGGTAGCTCGGTACTGCTCGATCAGGCGGGCAATGACTTTACCAAAGAAGATTTGCCCTGTCCTACGGTAATAACGGAATACACCAACAAACAAGGAAAGAAATTCCTAAAATTCACTTGAACAATGAACAGAGTAATCTACACAGAACGCAGAACGTTCGAGAAGTATGACGATAAGCATTATATCGCCTACGTGAATGAAGAGATCATCCCAGACTATGTTCCGGACACGCAAGAAGGCCAACCGGCGCCAGAACCGACAACGGGATATGCCTATGAAGGCCCGATGAAGGATGGCGGTACGCTGATTGAGGCTACTGAGGCAGGCCGTGATAGTTTGGCCAATGGAATTATTCGCAGTCGCTATACACAGACTGAGGAAGATGCCATCAAGACCCACCGCCTGCAAGTGCTGGGTAAGGAGATTTCCGATACAGCAAAGAAGGCAGAGTATAACCAGGAGTGGCAGGACTTCAACAATGTTCGCAGTATAGCCATCGAGTATGTGGATCGCTGGCTCTCTCAATAGAAGTGCTTTGGGGCTATAAAAAGCCCCCGGCCGTTTAATAGTCATCTCACCTACATATTAATACGTAAAGCCACACAAGCGGCAACCGGGGGCCTAAACCCTCACGTCGTTTGTGTGGCCTTTTTACGTTTGTAGGTGAGATGGGTGCAAAGGTACAAAATATTTTGGATATGAAGGTAATTGAAGCATTAAAATTTAACTCTGGGCTATTAAAAAATCTGCAAATCGTCGGCATCAGGCTTGATGACGCGCAATATATCGCCCTGTATGATGAATTTGTCAGGATGCAGGCCGACGGATCCAAAGTGTCTTATATTGTGGCGATGCTTGCGGAGAAATACAACATCAGTGAGCGCAAAGTTTATAGCCTTATTAAAAAGTTCGGGAGCGACTGCAAACCATTTGCAGCGGAATAGCCCATATTTGCCCCGTATCGTGCCAAAAGTTTGCTACCTTTGCAGTGTTAAGTAAACTATAAAACAATGGCGCAGAACAAGTATTATCAGATTCTGTCTGACATTCTTGCCAAAGGTAAGATGCAGCACAACAAGAAGGGAAACATAAAGTACCTTCTAAACGAGCGATTGAGCCTGACACCGGCTGATCTGCTTGACATCTTTGAGAGTCACGGCATAGCCCGTAAGAAACTGAAAAGTGAACTTCAACTGTTTATGCAGGGGGAGAGAAATGTGGAACGATACAGAGACGTTGGCATTAACTGGTGGGATTACTGCGGATCAATCCTGGTTAACAGTTATCCGACGTATTTTGAACGGTTGCCACGGCTCATTGAGAAAATCAATCGCGAGAAACGCAGCAGCAAAAACTATGTGCTCTTTCTTGGAGAAACAGGAGCGGAAAGCAACCAGGCACCATGTTTGAGCCTGGTACAATTCCAGATTGACGATGACGAGCTGGTTTTGTCGGCATACCAAAGAAGCAGCGACGCAAATCTGGGATTGCCTGCTGACATCTATCATTTATATTTGATGGCTCGGCAAATAGATCTGCCATTAAAATCCATAACGCTCAACCTCGGAAACGTTCACATTTACGAGAATAACATTGAACGAACACAACAGCTGCTTAACGGTGAAAACGTTAAGTTTGAGCTAAACGTGTAAATTTCTGGGTACAAAATTACAAAATATACACGAAAAAACGCCTCAAAATAAGTTAATATTTCGAGGCGTTTTAGTTAATGTTTAAACGATGTTCAAATGAGAAACTAAGCGGACTTTTCGTTTTGCGGAAAAATACTTTTCGTTTGAAAACGCGCAAACATTTCGTTTTGCGGATTATAGTTTCGTGTAGGTATCACCATAACCAGTGAAGCCAGCATACCAGTCTTCATGCTCCTTGCACGTCTTGGCCAGACATCTAAAGATGGCATAGCAGCTACCGGCTGCAGCTTCGTATGCTCCGCTGTTCACCAGTTCTGCCGTTTTCTGGGCAAATGGCGACAAAGCTAAAGCGATAGCCATATCATTATTCTTCTTCAAGGCTGTTTGATAGGCCGTTTCTATCTCCTTCTGCATGGGCGACTCGAAGTTATACCACTCGTCGGTAATCCAATAGCAGATATCATCCTTTGCCTTCCGATAGCGAGATGGAGCATCCTGCCGCCACTCGTCCAAGAACTCAATGAGTTGACTGTTCACGATTTCCTGTGACTCTTTCGTTTTCAGTTCGAAGAGGTCTCTGTAACACCAGCAATAGCTCTCCACCTGATTCTCATCACGGAAGTCATAGTCTGAGTAGTCGATATAGTTGGCCATGAACAGCAGATGCACCTTCTCTGCCAGTTCCACGCTCGTCCCGTCCAACATCTCATGAACAATTTTCAGGGTAATACGCTTCTGCTTGTTTGCCGTCTCTTGCATCCTTATGCCATTTCTAAAAACCGACAAGCGGCCATATTCCTGTTGGAAGTTCTTGCTTGTTGCAAACGAGCAAAATTCGAATTCTCTCAAACCACTAGTTCCATGACCGACGTCTGTATGCTATTTAATTCGTGCGATTCGAGGTCATGTTGAAATCGTTCATGAGATATCCAATTCCTTCAGCAGCACAGCCGGTACAAACGCGATTGCCACGCTGGCGATGCCTTCAAGCTCCACCACCACCCGCTTGCACCTCTTCTCCCTTCTGATCACACCTGTCACGCCCTTGAAAGCGCCACCAGTGATCAACACATGCTTGCCCTCCTTGCCAACAACGCTATTCTCGTCAAGGAACATCA